ATCTAACTTTTTAATTCTACCTTTTTCCTTTTTAAGACCAGCTAGAATTTTTCTCTCCTTTCTTCCCCTTGCAATTTCTTCTGCTGTTAAGTCACCACCTCTTGTAAACTTATCCTGGGCTAGTGTCTCATTTCTCATCATACTAGCGGCATTTTCTGATTCACGTAAATGATCCCTCCAAAGAGCGTTCTTGTGTTGATAATAAGCGTACCTAGGATCTAAGAACGGATTGTTAGAAACTTTTGTCATAGTCGATATTTCAGACTTAATACCACCACCTCTAATAAGAGAACTTGATGTTTGTCTATTACCTGGTTTAAACTTATCAAGGGTCAAATCTTTATTGTGAAAGTTTCTAACATTATTCAATTGTTTTGCATAATCAGACCTTCTTTTTCTAAGTTCCTCTCGACCCCTTGCATTTAGGCCTTCATAATCAGCCCTTGTAAATGTTTTTTTTTTGATTATAATCATATCTATCTATTATTTAATATTCGTCTTTACTGTACTTGATCTTTCCAATACCCTTACCTATCCATCTAGAGCCTTCACCTATTGCAACGCCCTTCAAGGCCTGTCCTCCATAAGTTCCCCAAGCTTTTCCTAGGTCTTTTCTGCTTTGCTTTAATAACTCCTTACTTGCACCAAGCTTCTTCATAGTCTTAAGTCCATTTAAGCTAGCCTTACCTTCTGCAATCAATAAAGGAGCAGCAAGAGCAGCAGGAACTACACTCGCTTTAGCTTTTGTCCACTTAGATGTTTTCTTGCCTTCAGATTTGTTCTTCTCTTCTTTTAGGCCAGAGTGAACACCATTAACTAAATGACCTAATGTACCTAACTTACTTGAGCTTATACTAGACAAAGGAATTAGTCTGTGAGCAGCTTTACCTACTACAGACTTAGACCTGCCTGATTTCATATACCTACTATGGCCTAGTTCATGTGATAAAACTGCTGCAGAATTCTCATAATCTCCACCCATTACTATATGATCCTTACCTAAATGCTTAAATACACGACTTGTTGGTAAATTTTCAGTAGCAGCGTTTATTCTATCTAAAGACTTACGACCTTTACTAGACTTCCTCAAGTTTTTCTCAGCCTTAGCAAGAGCATCTCTCATAGTCTTACCTATCTTTGATCCAGTATAGGTAGAATTACTATACGTAGGCTCTTCATAAACCCTAGTTCCTTGCTTTTTGGCCTCCTTTAGAAGTTTATTATATATTTTATTATTATCTTCTATGTTAATGCCTTTATTTACTCCCCTTTTTAAACTAGAACCAAGATCTTCTGTAATAAGATTACCTAAATTAGATCCACTTACTATCGAGCTCAAACCAATTATAGCTGGATTAACTTCTTTTTTATCTTTCTTACCTTCATATTTGGCAAAGTATTTAATCCTTGGTATTATCATCTTTCTTGTTGTTATTTCTTACTGTTCTCACTACCTAGTACATACCCAGCACTAACCGCACCGGCTGCTAGTTTAGCATTGTCTTTATCTTTGCTTTTCATATGTTCTCATAGCTCCAATGCTTAAGAAGTCTCCCTCTTAAAATATATCTTCTAGCATATTCTGTAATTGTATGCTACTGTCTTCCCTAGCGTTTCTTGTCATCTTTTCTACAATTCTGAGCTGTTTATTTGCAGAACTTCCACCTTCTTCTAAGTATTGTGAGTATTTCTTATAACATGCCCACACTGAACCTACACAAGCATCAGCAATATCTTTAGTACCTGGCCTATCACCTGTTTTGTTCTTATAGTCAAATTCAAAACTACTAGACTCCTCTGGGTGATCTATCTTAACGTGCGTTCCATTCTTTCCTGTTGTTACTATCCTAAGCTCAGAACATTCTCGCAACATTCTTTGATTGTATACCATCTTAATACGTCCAGATAATACAATATTCTTGAACATAAAATAAGGCTCGGTTGTTCTATCCACAGACAACTCCTCATAAGGTATACCAGCTCTCTCACATGACTGAAATAAACCAGCACTAGCAAAAGAGTCAGCACTAACATTTACATTATAGTCAATTGTTAGTCTCTGTAAGAACTGAAATATATGATCTAGTGATGTTGATTGTCCTTTCTTTCTACTTAATCCAAACAGTAAAGGTACTCTAAATGTTGGGTATGGTGTATTATCAAACCCATCATTATCTGTTATTTCACCATCAAAGTAACAAACAGATATACCACAAACGTCATTTCTAAGTCCAATATCTAAGTGAATAAATAATGTAGTGAATTTTGGAACACTTGATAACATAGGAGATACTCTATCATATATTGTATCCTCTAAGTTATAAAAGTCAATATCCTCAATTACATCATCCCCTAGATTATTAATGGTCGAACAACTCACAAGACTACTTATGTTACCTTGAAAGAATAACTCCTTACATGAATAACCAAAACCTGCTAAGTCCTGTAAACTACGAATTGGATTAAATAAGAATGCCCTTTTTGTTTGTATCGGACACTTAATAATTCTATCAACATCTAGCTTGCTTCTATCTGTATTTTCGTTAAGTACAAAAGGCGTATGAATTGAATCTCCTCTATAAAATTCAAATGTCTGCCCATTACTTTCCTTATACAGCTCAGGTCTTGCTACCCATTGTGGATATTTCGCAAGGTATAGTTCTTTCTCTGGTACAGCTTCTTCAAATTTATCTGCAACTGAGTGATCTGCGTCTTTGGCACTTGAGTCTACTATTACATGGCCAAAATTAAAGCGCTTATTGACAAAACGAGACTGATACCTAGTTAATACTTCACTCATCTTGTTCATTGCATCTTGTGGTCTCCAGAAACCAATCTCAGATAATACACTAAAAATCAACTGTGTACCAAGAACTGCATTAGATTTTGGACCACTAGATATTAAACGTATCTTTGGTTTATTGTATAGGTTCTTGAAGTAAGGACTAATTGAAAATACATTCTTATAGTATAATACAAAATCCTTATATGCAGTTTCCTCAGATGCATGAAAGAAACCATACGCAAGCTTAGCACTACCTTCAATACCCAAACTTAGATTAGCATTTATACAACAATCTAATCTATGATATAAATATAGACCCATTAATTTTGACATAGTTGACTTACCCGAACCAATACAACCCCCAAATGATATATAAGGAGTTTTTGTATTTATTGGTGTTGGATAAATCTCATTGCCAACTTTTTTCCATATATCAAAAACAGTTTTACCTCTATTCATTAAAGCAGGATTACCCAAAAAATAATCATCCTTAATAAACTGTTCGAAAGATACAGGTACATGATCCATACCTAGTAATTTTGAACCAACTATAATTTTTTCTGTTCTTGAAAGTTTTGAATATTGTAAATCTATATTCGAAGGTAGAGCAAGATCTTCTATAGACTTCGTTGGGTCTGACGAATGATCTATGAACTTACTACTATCCATAATCCTTAACCTAACTTACTAGCATCTATTATTACAGGATTTTTCTTCTCTTTCTTTCTCTGTAATATCTTTCTAGCAGCTAACGATAGACCTACCCCACCTGCTGCTAATGCAAGTGCTCTATTACTATTTTTCCTCTTAAGTACTGTCTTAGCCCTATCAACCGCACCAGCTACACTTTTACCTAGTTCTTTTTTCTCAAGACCTATGTAATTCTTAATACTTCTCTGTGTATCAAGTAGTCTCTGTTTTTCAATGCCTAAGTCTTTTGTTAACTTATCCTGCAGCTTCTTATTCTTGAATCCCTTAAATAATCCAGACTTACTAGCTTCCCTTTCAAATTTATCTTCTAATACTTGGTTTGCTACTTTATGTCTAGTTACTGCATCATTACCTAACTTCTCACTTAGTCTATTGAGCTTTTCATTCCCCTTAGCTAAATGATTCTCTGCAAGCTTATCGAGTTTCTTAGTACCGATTTTATTAGCTAGTTTATTATAACCAACTGCACTACCAATAGCTAAGGCACTACCACCAAGACCTACTAAGTTTGCAGTTCTCTTTTTCTTCTCATGTTCACTATAAGACTCAGCAAATAGTTTTCTTAATATTTTCATATGCTTTCTTTAATCTCTCTGAATATACTGCAACTTGACCTGGACCATTATAGTACTTGGCGAATAAAATCCAATCTTTTAGTCTAAGAGCTTCATGTATTTTAGGATTGTTCTTTATAAAATTTATTGTTAGTAGTAATTGTGCAAATTCCCCACTACACATAAGTTTTACAAATTCAGACACACTATTACAACCACAAGCTTTATAGTTATTTCCCATCACTTGGAACATCCCCCAACTTGCACTTGAATTAGCAGCATCAACATTTATTTTCCTAGCCCTCTCAAGTCTATCATATTCCTTAATTCCGCCCTTATAGTAAGACTTTGTCCAGGTTGGGTAAAGAATATCACTCTGACCTATCTTAAGTGGGTCTATGTTTCTTGCCTTAAGCTCTCGCCAAAATACATGACCTTCAAACAGTATCTTAGGTTTACCAGGGGCTATAAATCCACCACTACCACCTGTCTCAACTGCTTGAATCACTTTAATACTTGCAATATCACAATCAAGAAGTTTAGATGCGATTACGTAGTCATTATTGCTTATACTACCTTCAATAGTTCCTCTCTGCCCTGTAAACAAAGATTTCCAAGTACTATAACCGACTACACCATCGCAAACTAAACCGTTACTCTTCTGATAATCTCGTACTGCTTTTTCTGTAGTAGTATCAAAATTACCGCTTATATTTATACCTAGCAGTGATTGAAGCTCCTTAACACTTTGGCCAGTATCACCACTTTTTATATTTCTCATCTTAGTATAATAATAAATAGTTCCCTCAATCCTATCGAAAGGTAAAGCTCCTATTACAAGCTCGTTAAGGGAAATTTATTTAGATATGAAAGATTATTTTTCAGACTTATCTCTCTTTTCTAATTTCTTAGCTAGTTTAGAAGCTACACCAATACCTACTGCACCTAATGCTAACTTACCACCTCTCTTAATTGACTTACTAGACTTATTCAGTAACTTAGTATCTTGAGCCTTTAAACCCTCTTGGATAAATTTTCCAGCATCTTTGATTTTATTCTTCTTAACTAATCCAGCTACTGTTTCATTATTTACATTCATCTTATGCTTTAGACCTTTTAGTCTAGAACCTATTCTCTGTCCTTCACCAAATGCAAGAGAACCTACTGCACCAGTCGCTAAAGCACCACTAGTAAGACCTAAACCATCAGATACAATATGTTTTTTTTTACCTTCTTCTTTTGCTGAAAATCTCTTTAGTCTAATTATCATTATTTTATAACGTTTCTTTGTTTAATAGGTTCATGAAATGATCTATAACCTCCTTAGATTTACTTGACTGGAGATCCATATCTGAATGATCTGCTATTTTTTTTAGCTCTAAGTCTGAACCATCTATCTTAATCTCTGACTTCATCTCATCTAGTTGGTTAATATAATACATCAACTTCTCAACTACTACAAAAACATCTGCAGTCGTTAAGTCTTGTCCAAACATTCTAGATGGATCAGTCACATACTCAATTGCAATAACTAGTCTCTGTATGAGGTGCATTATTAGGATAGGCCTCATACTGCCATAAAATTCAGATAAGTATAATTCTAGGACACGCCTACTCTTTGGATCACTTACGTTAACAAGTGTCTGAGATAATGAATTAAAATTTATCTGAAGATCTGTGCCGTACTCTTTATTATACTCAGTGAAGACATTATTCAAGGCAAGCGAAATCTCCTTGGCCTTCTCATCTTTCTCATTCTTAGCAATAGCACTAGCATCAAGTATTAGGTTCTTTGCTGTCTTAGGTAATGTTGGAGCACCTGATATAATACTCTTCAAGTCACTCTGTCCAGTAGAATCTAATACTTCATAATCACTACTACTATCACCTCCACGCTCCTTATCAATTATCGTCTTCTTAAACTCAGGATCATTGAAAGGATTGATTGGATTTATATTTCCCATAATTTTGCTTCCTCCTAAAACTAAACACTAATAATACTAGAATCACTACCAGATTTAGGATCATATGCTCTTAACTCACTAGCATCTTGAGTCGGACTTGCCTGCTCTAGTGTACTAAACTCTTCATCACTAATAGCATACGTTTTCTTTCTAAGTACTATCATAACTACTAAATATTTAAATAAAATAAGGAATACTAATAAATATCCTTGATTAAATTGCAGTATCCCTTAATTAGACTGCATAATAACTTAACTAACATAGTTCCTATAGCTACATCGAAGTATAGAATCAACCACCGTCATTCACTATAGGAAAATAAAAAATTATGGAAAACAAATTAACATCCACATTTATTTATAGATTCCATCAAAATGATATTTCAGAAATCCCTTCTTCACCTTCAGGATCTTAAAACTCTTAGTAATCGTTGAATCCTTTGCTATCTTATAATAAGCAAACTGACAATTAAATATATTACCAGCTGAGTCCTTCATTTCATCTAAGGTGCCAAAATTCAAGTCACTAACCTTGCCTGAATCTACCTTCTCAATAGCAGCTTTCACTTTATTAAAATCCTTAGTGTCAGTTGTTTTCATAGGAGCACCCCACCAAATAAGAGTACCAATAATACAAATAACTGCCACTAGTACAATAAATGCACCAAATGGATTCTTAATAGCTGTCATAAGCTTGTTCTTTAATTCTACTTTCATATTATAATAACTTTTTTAATTGTTTTATCTATCAACACTCCATACAAAGATAGTAGAAAGAGGCCAGAATAGAAATGCCGAGAATCTATATTATGTACCCTACTCAATATCACACTCACCCACAAATACTATACTGGACGCTCCCTCTGAAAATCTATATAAAGTATAAAGTCATTGCAAAAAAGATAGATAGAATTAATAACCCACCGAGCATATTAATCTATCTACAAAGAAATACAAATGATTTAATACAAAACCAAAAATAAATCCCTTTACACTTATAAGGAAAGTAATAAAAATGGGTGGAAAAATCGGGTGGAAAAATGAATAAAACATGCAAAATACAACAAATAAACAATAATATACACAAAATACACCACAACATACAAAAACTGACCAATTTTATCGAAGCTAGGTTCACACTGTGTGGAACCCCCCTTGCCTTCCCACTGCGTTGCCATGGGTCATCATATTACACATCGTCATATCTACGATCTGACTTCGTTTCATATATGATTCCCTGCAACCCTTCGGGGGGTTCTCACTAAAAGTACGGCTCTAATGGCTCCGCCGAGCCTTCTTTTTTCCCATTGATGAAGATGTAGCGGTTAACCAGTCAGGGACCCATTCCGCTACGCTACATCCCTT